CATATCTTGTTTTACTTGGTGAATGCAATACTGTCTGTAGCATCCTTCCAATTGATCTTCTAAATATAATATCATTATAGGGTTGTTATGTTAGTTTGTCAATAGCTAGAACAAAATCTTCTACTCTAACCGGTGTTTGTTCTTTCCATTTAGATTGTCCATCCTTGCCTGAACCTGTTGAGACTTGACGTATTGCTTCAGCATAGTCTTTATTTCCTAAAGCTCTATAGGCTGACGGAAATTTATTCATCCATCTTGTACCTAGTTGAAAGTTTACTGAGCCTAGTGCAATTATAAAGTCTGTGTCTTCTATATCAAGGTCTTGCATCTGTTGAGCAGCAGCTTCCCATGCCATTGCAGCATCTTGTCTAAGCCATTCATCTCTTTGCTCCTGAGAAACTCTATCACCTACTTGATAGAATTTACATTCTCTTTCAGTCAACAAGTGCCCAACACCACAAGTAGGTTTACCAAGACTGTCAAGATAAACATATTCTACGTTACCTTCTCTAAGTTCAAGGTGTTCTAGGAAGTGGTTGTATTTCATTGTGCATCAATTTCTTTTAAATAGCTTTCAAAATCTTCAACAATAATAGGCATTGCTTGTAATAATTGTTTTTCAACTTGTTTAGGATTTTTAAAACGACTTGCGTATCTTCCAATTCTAAATTTTACTTGATCAGTTAATTTTTTATCATTAAAATTACCGCCTGCTAATTTATGTTGTAATCCGTGTGCTAATATTTCTTCTGTTAAAGGAGAAAAGAAATTTTTACCATATTTTTTTAAATCTTTAGGTAATTTTTCTTTTAATCTTTTTTCTCTCTGTTCTTTATACCCAGATCGTTCATCGGCTCGATGGATAATTTCATGTACTTGAGTTTCTTCTGGAGTACTATCGGTACGTCCTAAATCATAAGTCATACTTTGATATTTTAATTTATCAGAAGACGGACTATATGTTCCTAAAGTTTCAGCACTTACACTTGTACCAGTATCAATTACACTAGCGTTTTTGTTTGACGACACCTGTAATCCCATTTGTTTATCATACAAAACCTGACCGCTTCCCTCTGGAGCTAATGGACGTAACCCATACCTATCAATTAATTCATTTCCAGTTGTAGCAATAAATCTAGGATCACGATATCCTTCTCCCATCATTTGATTCATTTGAGCTTCTTTTGATACTAGTCTATTTTTACTTATAAATTCTTCTAGGTCTTGTAGTTTTTCTTTATATTCTTTTTCACGAGAAACTCTTCCACCTTCATTTTTTTTTAATCTTTGTAAATTTAAAATTTGTTCTTCTGTTAAACTTTTACTGTCTTTAAAAGTTTTAGATATACCTTTTGATATGTCGTTTAATCCATCAGTAAATCCTTGAATAATATCTTTAAAAGATTCTGTGGCTTCTTTTGGTTCTACTTTAGAAGGTTCATTAAAAAGTTCTTGATACTCCTTTTTACTTAACTTAACTTCATCTCCTTTAGCAAAACCAAGTCTAGGTGTCTCATAAATAGATGTATAAGGCTCTCCAGTAAAAGGATTAATCCGTTCTTCTGGCTCTTCTTTAGTGTAAGGTACATCTTCTGACCCTTCAATTAAACCTCCAATAACTTTTTGAGTTCTTACAGTTTCAAAAAATTCTTCAGCTTCAGATTCTTGTAAAGGAGTTCTACTTTTTTCTTCGTCTATTAAAACTGGTAATGAGCTTAAAGTTTTTTCAAGTTCGTCTAATCTAATAAATAAAGCATACGCTTCATTTTGTAAATTAGGAGTTTCAAGAATTTTTTCTTTCATTGTTTCTGTCAATATTAATGGAGTAAAAAAATAATTATTTGGTAAAAATGAAAATATATCTCGTCTTGAAATTCCACCTTGACTTAATTTTGAAAGGGTAGGAATACCTAATCTATCTGCTGCATGAGATATGGTATGTAATTCTTTATAAGCTTTATAGTATTTTTGATTAGTATCTAGCCAATTTTGTTCAAATTTGTCAGGTCCAATATCTGATTTAATAGAATCATATAATTCTGATCGCAAACTAGACTGTCTCTTTTTAAAATCAGATATTTTAAATTCATAAATATTTTCAATATATTCTTTATTTAAAGGCATACCTCCAAATCCAGTAACCCATTTTATTAAAGCATCTGTTTGATAAATATCTTGACCAAATTCTGTCTTATCTTGTCCTAATTTTGTTCCAAGATATTTTCCTGTATCAGTTAATGTTCCCGGAATCAAAGTTTCAAATAAGTTAGCTAACACAATTTCAAAATTATCACCATCTCGTCTTCCTAATTCTTGATCATATCGTTGACTAGAATCAAATGGATTCTTCAGTATTTTTCCGTCAATAGTTCTACCATTATTTATATATGCAGTTATTGTTTCTTGTGTTAATGATTCTCCAAAAAACGGAGTAAAAATTTCATCAACTAAATCTAACCAATATTTTTCTTGTTGTTCTTCAGTTAAATCTTGATTTAATGCAATGTGTAATGCAGTTTGAAAAGGTTTTCTTGGAAAATCAAAAGCATCCCAAGGAGTTATATTGTAAACTATAGGTACACCCTCTTCATTAACTGTGTAAACTACATTATCATTTTGCATCCATTCTGGTAAAAAAGGTTTTAAATCTTCAATTAAATCTTCACCAACCCCATATGCATAGTTTGCTACAGATGTTGCAGCATATCCACCTCCCATACCTGCTACTCCAAATCCAGTTAATCTATCTAGTCCTCTTTTTGCTTTTAGTTTACTTGCTTCTGTTGCCCCTAATGATTGTAATGTTCTTGCTTCAGATAGTTCTGTAAAACCTTGAACTGGAATTCTATACGCTAATCTAACAGACTCAGATAAAAATGAAAAGAAAGTACCAATTACAGGAACTGCTCTTAGTTCTTTAAAATATTCTGGAACTAAATCATAATTAGGAAGTCCGTTTCGTGTAAGTCTTCCTGCTTCATTTTGTACTGCTTGATCGGTAGATAATCTAAATTTATTAAATTGTGATCCTTCTGGTAAAGATTTGTTAAAACTTGAAAGATACTTTTTTTCTTGTTTATACATATTAATTTTCCACATATCATCTTCTGCAATATAAAGCTCAGTTACTTTTTCGTCAAATTCAGGTATTTTTTTAATAACAGGAAGTCTTCTTAAATATTCAACAGGTTTATCAAAAATGTTTCTTATAAAATTAATCTCAGAAGCTTCTCTACTTAAATTTTTTAAATCATTAATAACAGCATTTTTATTAAGAACTCCTTGTCCAGAAAATTCTTCTATTAATTTTTGTCTTTCAGGATTAGTGCTTCTAGTTAATTGATCAGATACACTACGTAAAGATTCTTGAAATGTTTTTGGATTTAATAATGTAAATCCATTAGCTGCAGTTATTTGAGCACCACCAAAAATATTTTTTAAATGTGTAGTAAATCTTCTTGTAGTAGCAGATTTTTGAGCTTGACTTTTTAAAAATAATAAACTTCTCCATATATTACCAACAACACCTTTTTCAGGAATAAAACTTGACAAACCTTGCTCATATCTTGTTGTGTAATATTCAGCTAATTGAGGAGTTGTATATTTTCCAGATAAAACTCCATAAGGTTGAACTTTAGCATCTTTTATAAAAGGAATTTGTTCAGTAAATCCGGGAATATTATTTTTATTATAAAAATAAATATTTTTTCCATCTTTATATGCTTGATTATGAAATTTAGTATCCTCTACAAATTGAGATATTTTTTTCATAGAGATTAATAATTTATCTGTTGGATTTGTAACCTCTCCAAGATAATTTTTAATAGGCTGTGGAATTTCTTTTTTTGTTTCTAATAATCCTGTTCTAATTTGACTAAAACTTTCAAAGCCTTTTGCTAAATTTGCAAATTGTCCTTTACCTCCTGCAAGTTTATCCATTTCTGCTTGCACAGTAAGCTGTAAATCTGCTTTGTTTATATTAGGATTATTTTTTAATATTTCTTTTTTTACAAATTTTCTAGCTTCATTAGTAGCAGACACAGTTGGAGTGTAGTGAGCATCTTCAAATAATTTATAACTTTCACGCACATAAAATCCAAGTTGATCTCTAATAATTTCTTTATCAGCTATTGGTACATCTTCTATATCTAATAATAATTTAGATAACCTATCTTGTAACTCTCTAGCTTTTAAAATTGGACCACGAGCTTCTTTTGGAAATATTTGTATTTTTTTTAAAAATTGCTCTTGCTGTCTAATAGGGGCTTTACTTCCTTTAGATGTAATGATTCCGGGAACTCTGTAATCTGTAAATAATATTTTATTAATATTATCTATAACATCATCTTTATTTCTACCAACTGCTTTGTAAATATCTTCAATTGCTTTTTCAAGATTTCTTCCAGTATGATCAATAGTTGAATCCCATTTTTCTTTAGTAAATTTTGTATTTAAAAATTTTTCATGTAACTGTTTAGTTCGTCCTCCTCTACTACTAAAAGTTTTACCAAGAGCATTTGCAGTATTGCGTACAATGTTTACAGTACTTAACTTATATCGATCTAATCCAAGACCACTTAAAGAATT